GATATGAGTTACAAACTAAAAAGCAAATACCCTAAAGAAGAAGGATCATTAGAGGTTGGAGACTTGACCATAAAGATATCAAAGAAGTAGGCAAGTAAGCCTATAGTTTACCTATAGACTAACATTATACCACCTATAGACTACCTATAGCATGCCTAGAGCTTACCTATAGCTTACCTATAGCTTAGCACTCTCCACACATACACTCTTAAATAAACTGAGAACCCCTGAGAACCCCTTAGAGCCCCTTAGAAACTAAGAAACTAAGAAACTAAGAAACTAAGAAACAATGCTATAGATGAAGGGGGGAGGGGGGTAAGCCAGTCGCGGTTCTGTGAAATAGTTATATAGGCACTATACACAGAACCTGGAAATTGAACTTACATAGTAGGCACTGTACACAGAGGTTAGAATAGTAACTCATAACACATATAGCATTAGTCTTTCTTTGGAGGGGACCCAACGTTAAAAGGACAACTTAATTAACACTATAAAAGCATTTAAAAACTCCTAAAAAGAACGAAAAACTCTTAAAAACTCTTAAAAACATCTAAAAACATCTAAAACGAGTAAAACGAGTAAAACTGCCTCTCTGAAGGGGTAAGATAATCAACATCGGTGCTCGGATTTACGGGGGTTTGTCTTTGACAATTATATAATATATGTTTTAAATACATTCCGTTATCACCGTTAAGCGGATATATCCCGACTACACTGTCGTTGCGGTACGGGACGAATATACCAACGCTTCAGTAGGTACTGTCTAATTCGGTATTATGACTATAGTACCTACGAAGGCAATTAATAACAGAACTCATATGGAATTTTCAAAAAGAACCATGTCAGAGGTTAAGGATGTATTAGAGAAAACTGTTATTGGATTAGAAAAAAGGAAAGATGGTCTTGAGAAAGAATATGGATTTAAGCCTCTTACCTTGTCAAAAAAAGATAGACAACGATACTACGACTATTATAATGGAAAGCTATTCGCTTATTTATGGGTTTTAGGGGCAATGGGAAGTAAGGATGGAAACGAGATATCAAATAGATTAATTAAGGACATTATAAAAATAAATAATAAGTGCTTAATTATTGAAAATGATTAAACAGGACCCATATGAACTTAAAAGACTTCCAAATACAGATGTCCGACTTGGGCGACAAGTGGGCGAATGGATATCAAATAACTGAATATGGTATAGGCAAGAAGAAGATAGTATTTAACGACAATCAGAAGAAGTTTCTTAACTCAAAGGTTCGTTATAGCTTAATGTATGGTGGGTTAGGGTCTGGAAAGACAATAATGCTTTGCATAAAGATGATACTGATGATGCTTTGCTATCCCAATAATCAGGTTTTGCTTGGTAAAAAACATATATCTGGCATTGAAACCGTTATTCTCCCAGACTTGTTTGATTTAATGCTTGGGAAGTGGTATCACCATAAGGTTAAACAGGGCATCATAGAGTTCTTTAATGGCTCAAAAATAACCTTGTTTGGACTAGACAGCTTACAGGATGGTTCTCTTTCTGACATTAAGAAAGCTGAACAAAAGATTAAGGGTTTAAACCTATCTGCCTATTTTATAGACCAGTTAGAAGAAGTTGAGTATAGCGTCTTTAAGGCACTACATGGCAGGCTTAGAAGGGACACTATGCCGTGGAGACAAGGATGTATGACTTGCAACCCAGCCAACTTTTGGGCTCAAGACTATTTTCTAATTAATCCTCGCAAAAAAACAGAAGCAATCCAGACTTCTATGTTGGATAACAAGAAACATCTGCCAGACGATTATTTAGAAGACCAGCTATCAAAAGGAGAAAGATATGTACAGCGGTACGTATATGGTAATTGGACAACAAACATTCTTACTGACAAAGCCGTCTTTGCCGAAGAGCATATAAATAAATGGAAAGAGATTAAGCCAAAGAGAGAGGGGAACTGTGAGATATATGAACAACCAATAGCTGGAATTAAATACTTTATGGGAGTTGACCCATCTGAGGGCGTAGTTGACCCAGCATCAATCTCGGTTGTTTCAGAGGATGGACACAAGGTTGCGAAGTTTAATGGCAAGATACCGATACACGCATTAGGAGAACGAGTTAAGTTTTTATACTACAAATATGGCGAACCACTAATTATTCCCGAAGTTAACCCTGGGGGGTCAGGACAGGCTTTATTAATGCAAATACGGGACTTAAAGGTTTTTAAAAGAAAGATACAAGACGAGAAGTACGATAAGGACACAGAGAAGTTGGGATGGAAAACGTCATGGCAAAGCAAACAATCTCTTATCTCTCACTTCCAAGAACTATTAAAAGAGGGTTTCCCCAACATATATGACAAAAAGACTATTGGTGAGTTTCATACGTTTGTTTGGACAGATTCGGCTAAACAGAAAGGTGCTGGAGCTCAACGGAACTTCCACGATGATGATGTTATGAGCACTATGCTAGCCTACTGGATGATATCTCCCAAATTTAAAGCAAAACGCAAGCTAAGAATTATTGTTGAGAAAGAAAAAGCCACAAGAAATAGACAAACATTTCAATATTTATAGAGTTTAATAGAGATTTATATGTTTAATCATTCCCGAACATTATGAAAATCTTAATTACAGGAGGTGCAGGATATGTAGGGTCATCCCTTACTCGCCACCTTCTTGATAAAGGACACGAAATAGCGATATTAGATAACTTTCGCTTCGGAGAAGAACCGATAAAAGAGATAAAGGACAAAATCACTATCATACACGGTGATTTAAGAGAGATGAGCCAGCGAGAGATGATGGACGTTCCGTTACTAAAGAATACGGACGCAGTCATTCACTTAGCGGCAACATCTAAAGAACCGACATCCCTATACGATAACAGATATACTCTTGAATTAAATTACTTTGCCACTAAAAGATTGGCAGATGCTTGCAAGGAAGCTGGAACTAAGTTTATATATGCTTCATCTTGCTCAGTGTACTTCAGCTATTCTCTCCCTAAGATACCTAATCTTGAAAAAGAGTATTGGAAATTAGATAAAGAGCTTCCGTTAATGAGAGAAGATGATGACTTAAACCCAATCTCACCCTATTCAATAACTAAAAGAGCATCAGAGGAACATCTATTAAGCATAGCTGACGATAAGTTTAAGCCCGTTATATTAAGAAAAGGAACAATCTTTGGAGTATCTCCACGAATGAGATTTGACATAGTAGTCAACGCATTGGTAAAGACCTCGTTCTTTAACAAAGAAATAACCGTATTAAAGGATATCTTTAGACCGTTAGTAGATTTAAAGACCGTTGTCCTTGCCTACGAGAAAGCACTAACGCTTGATAGCACTGAAATCATTAATATACTTGATTTCAATATATCTCTAACAGATTTAGCTGAGAAGGTTGCTAAGATTTTACCAATCAATCCTAAGATAAACGTTAAGGAGGTTAGCGTAGAAAGGAATTACAGAGCTTCTGGAGCCAAGATGTTAGACCTTGACTTCAAGCCAGTTGGAGACTTTGAGAAATCAGTTAAAGAAATATGGAACTTCTTAAAGAAAAACCCAGAAGACAAGAAGATATATTACAATGCAAAGATATGAAAATACTTCTTATAGGTTCTTCTGGACAACTTGGAACAGATTTGAAAGAAGAGCTTAGTCAATATGATTTGACTTGTCCAGATATTGATATTAACAAGCACAACCTTATTCGGAACACCATTGTTGCGAGTTCACCTGATGTTGTTATTAATACTGCTGCTTATCACAATACTAAGCTAACAGAAGCCAATCCCAAGAAAGCGTTTGAAACCAACTCTTTTGCTATTAAAAACTTGGCAGAAGTATGTAAAGACATTGGTGCAAGTTTAGTTCACATCTCTACTGACTGCGTGTTTGACGGAGGAAAGGGTAATTACATTGAGAGTGATTTTGCTAACCCAATAAGTTATTATGGATTAAGCAAGTATTTAGGAGAAAGATTTATAGAAAGCGTCTTTGAAAATTACTATATTGTAAGAACAGCAAGCCTATTCGGCAAAGCAGGATGCAAGGCAAAGAAAGGATTAAACTTCCCATTACTAATGCTCAAGCTGGCAAAGAAAGGCGAAGTTAAGGTAAAGACAGATGAGTTTACTTCTATCACCTACACGAAAGACTTAGCCAAAGCAATTCACCAAATGATATTAGTTGGTAGGTATGGGATTTATCACTTAGTAAACGAAGGCAGATTGTCGTGGTGGCAGTTTGCTCAGAAAGTATTTGAATTAACAAAAACCAAAGTAAACCTAAAAGGAATCACAAGAGACGAAATGGTAGTTCCAAGACCTGCTGATAGCTCATTAAGAACAACTAAAATAACGCTTCCCTATTGGGAAGACGCACTTACAAGATATATAAATGAAAACTTTAATTATAAGTCCCGTTCATAAACAGCCCACCCAAGAATGGGTTGAGGCATTAAAAGGAAAAGATGTTTTTATTATTGATGACAGCAACGGAAAGATTGACGTTCCTTTTGAATCACATGATTATGCGACACAAAAGAAAGAGTTAGGAAAACTATATGGCGAGTTCACTATGTTTCACAAAGACGCTGCCTGTAAGATTTATGGACTATGGCAAGCGTATAAACGAGGTTACGACAACGCTATTGTCTTGGACTCTGATTGCGTTATACCAGACGACTTTATTGATACTCACGAGAAAGCCCTGCGAACGAAAGCTCATGGATGGACTAATCCGTTAGAAAGCATTGGTTGGTTTCCCCGTGGATACCCATACAGCGAAAGAAAAAAAGAAGTAGTAGCTAATATGGGATTGTGGAAAAACAATCTTGATATTAACGGCAAAGATAGAATTGGAAAAGATGTACCTAAAAAAATTGATATTAATGGCACTTATATTGCCCATAACGAAATCCCCCTATGCGGAATGAACCTCGCTATTAAAAGAGATGCAATCCCAGCGTTATTGTTTTTACCAAGTTATGAATGGAAATGGCTTGATTTTAAAAGATATGATGACATTTTTGGCGGATACATCTTTGAACAGATAGTTAAGAAAATGAATGGCATGATTACCTACGGAGACCCAATAGTATTTCACGAAGACCCTGTATATCCAGAACAAGATGCAAAAGAAGAAGAAGCGATGATATTTATGGAAGATACTTTCTATAGAGCTATTGATGATTTAATGGCGGGGATTAAGGGGGACACACACAAAGACATCTTCGCTCAGTTTGCTAACAGAACAGATATTTTTGAGGGCAGTGCTTTTGAGCCAATGATTAAGTTTATTAAGTTCTTTAAGAAACTCTATGAAAAATAAAGACAAAATAGTCGTATTAACTTCAATTACTGGAGATAAGGACAATTTAATAGATAAACAAAAAACAAGAGGAGCTAAGTTTGTTGCTTTTACTGACAGTGAAAAGAAATCAAAAACTTGGGAGATTAGACCAGCTTGTAGTATTTTTAAAGACAGAAGAAGAAATTGCAAGCCACCTAAGTTGGCACCCCAATTATATGTTGACGCTGATATAAGTTTATGGATTGACGCTAACGTAAAATTGAAAGTTCCAGTTACAAAACTTATCAAGGATTGGTTAGACAAAGATACGGATATCGTTGTGTTTAGTCACTCTACGAGAGATTGTCTTTACAAGGAAGCTGGCATTGAGATGGCACTTGGTAAGGCAGAACCATCTATTGTAAAGCAAGAATTAGAACAATATAAGAAAGAGGGATATCCAACACACTATGGATTGGTTGAAACGAATATGATTTTGAGACGACACAATAAGAAAACGAAGAACTTTAATAATGCTTGGTTAGCCCAATTCACAAGATATGCCCAAAGAGACCAAAAAACATTTTGTTATATTGCTTGGAAGTCCGATGCAACCATTAAGTATTTAGACGAAAACATAAGACAACATCCATGCTTTGAGTATTTAGACCATTTAGATGGAAGAGCTTATTTATAATTTATAATTCATAAAAATATGAATATTGAAAACTTAAAGGTCATTGACCTTAAATTACGCAGCGATGATAGGGGAGATTTATTTGAAGCGATACACAATTACGATATAGACAAGTTTGGACAGGTATATGTCGTTCAGGACAGAACGAGGAATACGATTAGAGCTTTTCACAAACACCATAAACTTATAGATTACTTTTGCATAATTCACGGTTCAGCAAAGTTCGTGTTTGAAAAAGATGGCAAGATAGATACAGTCGTTCTAACTGCCAGAAATCCAAAACTAATAATTGTCCCAACTGAAGTTTATCACGGTTGGATGTCTTTAGAAGATGACACAACTCTTCTTTCTATCGCCTCCGAACTATATGACCGAGATAATCCAGATGAAGAAAGAATATCTCCAGACTCATTCGGAAAGGTTTGGGAAATGACAAAAAAATAATGCCCTATAAGAGAGTAAAAAAAACTATATTTTCAAAAGCAACAGGTCGTTGGAAAAAGAAACAAACTTGTAAAAGTGTTAGTAATGCCAAAAGAGCACTAAAACTATTAGATGGGCTTGAACATGGAATGAAGCCTCGTAGGAAAAGAAAAAAATGATAAATAAAATATTAGGTGAGATAAACGAATATGAGAGAGAAGATATTGAGGTAGTCCCTGGATATACCTTTAATCAAAAAGAAACTCTTGAAAAAGTTTATCTTTACTATAACTCAAAATACAAATCTGGGGAATATGATGATGAGAACTTTAAGAAATACTTTTATAATATAGTTCGCAACCCTTGTAATGTAGCCACAAAAGCGATTGACTTTGATACAAAGGATATTCGTATTCAGACAGCTGGCGGGGGAGACCCTCTAAAGACTTGGTTTTTTGAAAGAGATTTAAAGTTCTGGATGAAAGACATTAACTTCGGTAGGGACTTAAATCGCATCTTCTACGAACTGCCAATCTTTGGCTCGGTTGTTCTAAAGATTATTAATGGAGAAATTTACTTTGTTGATTTAAGAAACTTTGTTGTAGAACAATCAGCAGACACGCTAAAGAAAGCTAATTATGTTATAGAGATACACAATTACACCGTAGATGAATTTAGAAAACTTGGCAAGAAAGGAAGTTGGAACAATATTAACGAAACCATAGAGGAGTTTAGAAAGACAGATAAACCACACATAAGAGTATATGAACGCTATGGTGAATATCAAGAAGATAAGGAGTGGGTTTATGGCAGAACTCTTGGAGTTAGCTTTGAATCCGAGGAAGAAGATATTGATTCAATAAACTTCATATTAAACCAAACAAAAACAGAATTACCTTATAGAGAATTTCATTGGGAGAAAATCCCAGGCAGATGGCTCGGAGTTGGTAGGGTTGAGATTATATTCGACCCACAGGTAAGAATGAATGAATTAGCCAATCTAAAGGTTAAATCTTCTTACTGGGCTGCTCTACGAGTATTTCAAACCAAAGACGAGGGAGTTAGTAGAAACCTATTGACAGAAACAAAGAATGGAGAAGTATTAACGGTTGAGTCAGAAGTAACTCCTATACTTACAGAAGAACGCAATCTACACGCATACAATCAAGAAGAAGGCAGATGGATGACGAATAGAGACGAGATGACGCTATCCTTTGATGTATTGAGAGGAGAACGCTTGCCAGCAGGAACTCCATTGGGCTCTGCTCAAATGGCAGCAGGTATGGCAGGTGCTTACTTTGATATCATAAGAGAAGATGTTGCTGGAATAATCAAAGAACTATTGTTTAAAGATATCATTCCGAGTTTTAAGAAAAAGAACTCATCAGAACATATTGTAAGAATTGCTGGCGAGGACTTAGACAAGATAAACGAACTAATAATCAATCAGAAATCAAGGAACTCTTTGCTTTCCTATATCTCTCGCAAAAAGAAAATCCCAACAAAAGTAGAATATGAAATAATGAAATCTATTGCTGGAGAAACAGTTAAGCAAGGTAAAGAAAAGCTAATCACAATTCCTAAAGGATTTTACAAAAACCTTAAATACAAGATAGACATTATCATTACTGGAGAACAAGAGGACTCAAGAGTTAAGGCAGCTAATCTACAAATGGCATTACAGCTTTACAGTTCTAATCCACAAATCCTTGAAGACCCAATAGGCAAAAAGATATTCTATAAGATGTTAGAGAAGGGAGGCATATCGCCAATAGATTTTGAGGGAGAAAGTTCTATCAAATCTATTAACGAAGTCGTGGCAAAGAGAGGTGGCGGTGGAGTAGCACGACCAACATATTCTCCAACTCCAGTAAGGGAAGGTGCTGAAACAACCGTATGATGGATAAAGAACAACGCACAAAATTGTTAGAAAAACTATCTCACTCAAGCGAAGGAAAAGCACTTGCAGATTACTTTCAGGAACTTGTAGATGGATTGATAGATGGAAGAACTTATACTTCAGATAACTTTGAGCTTGAGGGGAAGGTATCTTTAAGGGCAGCTAAGGTTCTAACGAAGATAATGACTCGCTTACGCCTATTAGAGAAGCCAAAAAAAACAAACACAAATAAAGTTTACATTTAATTTGGAGCACTAAAGCTCGTTAAAAAATGAATTAAGGACAAAACCTATGAAAAATGAAAAAAAGGAGAACGAAACTCCTAAAAACGAAACGGAGACAGAAACTCCTAAAACTTCTGAAGGAGAAAACCTTAAGAAATCACAAGAGGGAGACAACCCTGAAGAAACAAAAGAGTTGCAGTCAGCTCTCGCTCAAAAAGAGCATTTCCGAGACAAACTTGAGAAGTCAGAGAAAGAACTTGCAGACCTCAAATCTAAGCCAAAGACAGGACTACCTGCCTCACAAAATCCTATGGAGGTTGTGAGACTAGCGAAAGCACTATCTGGCTATGATGAGAGCGAAGTAGAGTTCATTACTCGGAACGCCTCTGATAAATCCATAGATGGCATTATAGATGCTACTAAGGATGATTGGGTTAGCACTGCAATTAAAGCCAAGAGAGAAAAGGTCGTAAAAGAAAAACAAATACCTGAACCTTCAACAAAACAAGATATTTCAAAAAAGCCGATTGAAGATATAACTCCAGAAGAATTAGACGCAATGAATATTAAGCAGAAGGAGGAATATCTAAGAAAAGCTGGATACATTACGAAATAACTAATTTGGAAAAGGTGAGGGAAAACAAATGGCTAATATAGTTACCGCTCTTAAACCACAAGTATGGTCTGCAAGTATGCAGATACCTTTGACTAAGAGTTTGGTTGCGTTAGAAGTTTGTAGCACAGAATTAGCGAAAGAGTTAAAAGTTGGTGATAAAATCTGGAAAGGTTATTCAAGCACTTTGAGTACAGAAACCTATACCCCAGGAACAGCTTTAACTGCTCAGGCATTTAATCTTTCTGCTGATTCTATCGAGGTTACCACCAAACAAGCCGTTCCTTTCTATATTGATGACACTGAATTATTGCAAGTGAAACCAAGTTACGTTAATGAAATTGCAACTGATGCTGCTTATCAATTAAGGGATGCTATTGACACAGCTGTTTTAGCTGACGTTTCTGCTGGTGTTCTCTTCGGAGACTCCACTGCAACTGGTTCAGAAAGTTTCATTACTGGAACAACTGCTACCACAAGTGCTATCGCAGGAACAACCGCTAATATCATGAAAATCTTTAGCATGGCGAGAAAGGTGTTAAGAGATACCAACGTTAAGGAAGCAGGAGACTGGATTGCAGTCGTTCTTCCTGAGGTAGCTCAGTTGATTGAGGAAAGAGCTATAATCTCAGGATTTAATCTTGCTGATTCAACTTTGAGAAATGGTTATGCCGGGGATTTTCTTGGATTCAAAATTTATGTTTCCAACAACATTACAGCTAACTACGCTTACATCGGTAAGCAGGGTGCTATTGACTTGGTAATGATGAGGGCTCCACGAATGGAAATCAAAGAAGTTCCTGACAAATTAGGAAGAAACTTCATTGCATGGACTATTTACGGAAAAGCCACATTTACCAGAAACGCAAGTAGATTTTTGGAAGCAAATATTACTGTTGCTTAGTAATATCCTCACCCATAGTCTTATCGGGTGAGGAGAGAAAAGATAAGACCTCTCCCCATCCCATAAGACATAATATATAAACCGCATAAAATATAATTATGAATATACAAAAAACAAAGAAAGCTATGCTTAAAGAGAAAGAAGCAGAACTTTTACGATATCAGGTTATGGAAAAGTATTTAGTTCAAAGGATTGAAGATAACGAAGAAACCACCAAAAGACAAGAATTAATAGATGCACGAAGAATAACGCAGGAACTTGAAAATCAAATTGAATTCTTAAAACAAAAATAATGAAAATACTTTACATGACTTCTTCACTTTACGCCTGGAAAAGTGGATGTTGGTTTGCAAGGTGTAGAGTTCCAGCAGTAGAGCTTAAAAAAAGAGGACACGAAGTTAGATATCTAATTTCAATGGGAATAATCCCTGAAGAGTGGTACGAATACCCAGACGTAGTTATTTATGGCAGAAACTATGGTGGAAATATTATAGATTCAATGAAAGAATATAAGAAAAGAGGAAAAAGGATTATCTATGATTTAGATGATGATTTATGGGCAGTCAATCCAGATAATCCTGCCAAAAAGAAAATAAAAGAAAAACAAATTCAAGCAGAGAAGATGATGAAAGAAGCTGATGTTGTAACGGTTACAACTAATATATTTAAAAAAAGATTAAAGAAGTTTAATAAAAATATAGTTGTAATTCCTAATGCCTTAGATTTCTCTAAGTTTCCCGAAAGAGATAAAGGCAAGAAATTAAGAATTGGTTTTTCTGGTGCCGCAACTCACTGGGGAGATTTATCTCAAATGATTGAGGTTATTACAGAGCTTCAAAAGAAACATGATTTTGAGTTTGTCTTACAAGGACTATGTTCTGCACCGTTGATTGCTGAGGTATATAATGCTCGTCAAATCAAAAGACAAGGTGCTGAACCAGAAAAGGAAGATTATATAAATAGTTTATTAAAGCTATACGATAAAATTAAAGGATTACAGTTTATTCATATTCCATTTCATCCACCAGAACTACATCCTTCTGTTATTAGTGATTGCAATATGGACATAGGTCTTTGTCCGCTACAAGACAATACCTTTAATCAAGCTAAGAGTTGTAATAAGTTTTATGAGTATGCTGCGGTTGGAACGGTAACTTTGGCTTCCAAGGTATTACCATATAGAAAAGAAGTAGGATATTGTGCCAAGAATACACATAAAGATTGGAAAGATAAGTTAGAAAAATTAATAACAGATTCTAAATTTAGACAGAAATTACTTAAAAAACAACAAGAGTTTGTCTTTACAAATAGAGATATTAAAAAAGTTATAAAGGACTGGGAAAATATCTTCAAATAAAATGAAATTTAATGATACTACGAACAAAACGGGCTTAATTCAACATTGTGAAATGATTTTGGGTATGGCAGATACAGATATATCTGGAGATGCTACGCTATTAAAGCAATTCACTGGCTTAATAAATGCTCACTATAGGAGAGTTAATTCTCTGATTTGGAGTGTTACTGGAACTTGGGAATATGATGATTCTAATTTAACGGACTTACCAATTTCTACAACCACGATAGTGGACGACCAACAGGACTACGAAATGCCTTCAACGGCTCAAAAGATAGATAGGGTAGAGGTTATGAACTCTGATGGTGATTATCAACTAATCAAGCCATTGGATAAAAGCCAAATCACGACAGACGCAATGAGTGAGTTTAACGAAACAGCTGGTATGCCAGTATATTACGACCTATTAGGACGTTCTATCTTTCTATATCCTAAGCCATCTACAAGCGACGTAACGGCTGCTGCTGGGTTAAAACTATACTTTACGAGAGATGTTGACCAATTTGTTTCTACCGATACCACAACAGAACCTGGCTTTGTAAATAACTTTCATCCGATATTATCATTTGGTGCTTCTTTGGATTATTGTATATCTCGCTTACCCGATGAGGTAAATAAAATAAACAATATTAGAGCAGAAATAAATGCTCTAAAAGATGAGTTAAAGGGCTTTTATGGCAACCGTCATAGAGATTTAAAGACTCGCATAAGAGTACCAATACAAAATTATAAATAATGGCAACCTGGACTAATGAAACAAAAAACACGTCAACCCATACAGCGTTGTCTAAACACATGGCTGGTGCTTCTTGGGACATAAAAGGTTTTCTGCAACAAGAGGACTGCTTTTACATACTACAAGAAGATGGATACAAGATTGTACTTAATTGGGGAACCACCAAGAACACATCTTCGTGGACAAATATAACTAAAAACTAACATGGCAAGTGCAGATAAAAAAATATCAGAATTAACAGCTCTTGCCAGTGCAGATAGTGCCGACTTAATACCTATCGTTGACACAAGCACTGGTGAGACAAAATATATAACAGAAGACAACCTGGGCACTATGGGTGCAACAGGATATACTGGTTACACAGGGTACACAGGTCCTACTGGATACACTGGCTATACAGGAGATGACGGTGCAGCTTCCACAGTCACAGGTCCAACAGGTTACACTGGCTTTACAGGCGATACAGGAGCAGCCAGCACAGTAACAGGACCAACAGGATACACTGGTCCTACTGGTTACACAGGTGGCTCAGGAGCAGCTTCAACGGTCACTGGTCCTACTGGTTATACTGGATATACAGGTTTTACAGGGGATACTGGTGACACGGGTGCAGCCTCAACAGTAACAGGACCAACAGGATACACAGGATTTACTGGAGATACTGGTGATACTGGAGCAATAGGACCCACTGGCTATACAGGATATACGGGAACAGATAGTGACGTAACTGGTCCCACTGGATACACGGGTTACACTGGTTATACTGGCGATACTGGAGACACGGGTGCAGCGAGTACCGTAACTGGTCCAACTGGCTATACTGGTTTCACTGGTGATACAGGCGATACTGGTGCACAGGGCACCACCGGACCAACCGGATATACGGGGGACACAGGCGATACTGGAGCTCAAGGTCCAACGGGTTATACTGGATATACTGGTGATACCGGAGATGCGGGCTCTATCGGAGCAACTGGTCCTACTGGTTATACTGGTTATACGGGAGACACAGGTGACGCAAGCACTGTCACTGGACCAACGGGCTACACAGGTTATACTGGGTACACTGGTGATGCCGGTGCCGCAAGCACCGTAACCGGACCTACTGGCTATACTGGAGATAACGGAGATACAGGAAGTGCCGGAGCCACAGGTTACACAGGTTACACAGGTTACACGGGAGATACTGGAGAACCAGGAGCCG